CCCCATCAACCCAGCCGGATGCCGACTCCGGTCCAACCCTCGCTCGCATCGCCGAGCTGCTACACCGCGCCACGCCACGCCAACCTCGCCCACCAGATTCCGCTTTGGTCGCCAAGGTCACCGCTGCGTTGCAGGGCGCTACAGTTGCCGAACTGGAGGCGTGGCTGCAAATGCGAGCTCAAGCCGGGGCTACAGCGCCCCGCCGTTATGGCTTTTGGCCTGACGTCGTCCGCGAAGCGTTCACCCCGGAGAAGCGCGTACCGGCTGCCACTCCCAAACGCAAATCACCCAACCAACTCCCGCCCGCATTGTGCCGTCGATGCAACGGAGAAGGCCGGAATCTCATTGTTTCGGAGTCCGAACACACTTCACTGATCAAGCTTTCCGATTCGCTCCGCATCGCTGGGAAACGCGAAAAACTCAAGGCTATCGAAGAGCAATTACAGACTCACTACCAACCGTGCCCTGAATGCCAACTAGGAGACCACCAGCCATGAAACTCAAATTCGGCGATCTCATCGGCAAGCAAGCCGTCGTGAACAAAATCAAGGCCGAGCGGCTTAGGAAAAAGCAACTCGACCAGGCGGCGCAATATCTGCGAAAAATGCCAGTTTTACCAAATCCAGGTTGTGCCAACTGGTACTATCCGCTTTCCATCCGGTCATTGCCGCTCGACGTACTCACCGAGGCAAACTGCATTGAGCACAAGCGGCGTGGCCTCGTTGACCCTTTGCCTGTTCATGCCGGTGAACAGCAGAAACAGGCCGATGATTGATTTTTGTGAACCCCAGGAGGACAATTGAGCCATGCCGGCAAAGTCGAAGTCGCGGATCGGTTCGGTGGCGAAGGCCAGGATTGCGGCGGGCAAACTGACCGGAGTACCAGCCAAGCAGATCGCCGCGGAGACGGGTGTCTCCGAAAGCCGGATTAACCATCTCGGCCGAGACCCCGAAGTACGCGACGTGATGCGGCGCATTCTGTCCGACAACCAGGCGGAGCTCAGCTCGCTATTCGCCGCGAGCTGCGAGAGTCTGAAGCAAGACTTGCAAGCGCCTAAGTTCGACGAGCGGGAACGTGCGCGAACGCAGAGCCTGAAGTTCATCGAGCTCGGCCAATCGAAAGATTCGGCTGGCGCGCCAGGAGCGGCCGCAGGCGCAGGCGCGCCGCTCCTGGACGTGTTGACGACGTACCGCCAGCTCGTGACCATGGCGCCGAGCATACTGCCGGAGGATGGCGCGTAAATGGCCACGCTTGCCGCAGCTCGCAAGTTGTTCGACAAGCATCTGCCGTGGTCAAAGACAGTTGCTCTGGCGGCTGTGCGCCGAATCGGTTCACACGCAGACGGAGACGAGCTGCGGCAAGTGGCGGCGGTAAAAACGTGGGACTGCGCGCTCGCATTCGATCCTCGCCGATGGACGCAAAAGCCGAACGGAGATCCGTTTCAGATTTTTGCCTATCCGGCTGTTTGGGGCGAGTGCATCAAGGCTGGAACGCGGGGCCTGGCCGGGAATTCGAAAACAGCACAAGGAGATCACGTGCAAATGCTTTCGATCGATGTGCAAGAGCAGTTTTCGCATCAGCCAAACCAGTTAGCTGTTGACGAGGCGCAAGATCAAAAATCGCGGCGGACTTTGATCGACGCCGTTTTGGATGATCTACCCAAACGTGAACGCTACGTGATCGCCGAGCACTATCTCGGCGGGATGCCGTTCTGCGCGATCGCCGTCAGCCTGCACACATCCCCAGCGTCGATCTCGCGCATTCACACAGATGGCCTTCGGCTGCTACGAGAAGCGCTCGGCCGTCGTGGCGTGAGCGCCTTCCGGCTGGCGTAGAAAGCCAATCGGAGCGGCGGGAATCTTCGAATGTGCCCGTCGCCGAATACCAGGACTCCGAACTGATCCGCGCCGCTCTCGCCACCTTCGGCGATTACGCGCGCATGTGCCCGGCATCGCTGAAGATTCGCAACAAGTCCGCGATCTCCGTTCCGCTGCATCTTTCACCGTCCCAGTTGAAGCTCACACGGAGAGTGCAGGAGATCCGGCGGCGCAACAAGCCGGTGAGGATCGTGATTCTCAAGCCGCGCCAGGTGCATTTCTCAGTTGGCTGCGCCGCGGTCATCTTCCGCGAGGTGGCTTTCCTGCCTGGCCAACAGGCAATGTGCATCGCCGATTTGTACAAGACGGCGGAGAACTTGTTCAGCTACTACAAACAGTTCCAGGACTCGTATCAGCCGTACGCCGGCATCGCGCAGCTCAACCCGCTGAAGTCGCACAAAGGTCAGCGCGTCAACTGGGAGGGCGATTCGTACGTGCAGTTCGGTTCGGCGGAGTCGCTCACGACGGGCCGCTCGTATTCGCTCCGCCATCTGCATCTGTCCGAGTACGCCTTCTACGGCGACGCCGCTGCGCTCATGACGGGCCTAATGCAGTCCGTCCCAGACGACTCCGGAACAACAGTGATCGTCGAGAGCACGGCCAACGGCATCGGCGGACCGTTCTACGATCTCTGGCAGCGCGCCAACGATCCGCAGGAGAAGGGCGAGTGGGAACCGTTGTTCTTCGCGTGGTTTGAGCATCCCGAGTACACACGACAGCTCGACATGCCGCGCGACACGTTCCAGCGATCGCTCGACGACGAGGAGCGTTTTTTACACCAGCGTTTCCTGGTCCAGTTCGAGCAGCTCAACTGGCGGCGTTGGGCGATCAAAAATAAATGCGAAAACAGCGTCGACCGCTTTCACCAGGAATACCCGGCGACTCCGGAAGAAGCGTTTCTTGTATCTGGCCGGCCAGTGTTCGATTCCAAGGCGTTGGCGCGCATGCCGATCGATCGTGAGCCGTTCCGCGGCCGCCTGGCGGTGACCGACACCTATCCGGAAAAACAGATCATCCTGGAGCGGGCCGACAACGGTGAGCTCGAAGTGTTCCGGCGGCCGGAGCGCGGACGCGCGTACGCAATCGGCATCGACACCGCCCGCGGCATCGATGTCGGCGGCGGAGCGAAGTCCGATCCGGACTATTCCGTCGCCCAAGTGATCGATATCGACAGCGGTGAGCAGGTGGCGTCGATGGCGCTGCGGATCTCGCCGTTGCAGTGGGCGTCGATGCTAGCCGTACTCGGAAAGTGGTACAACCACGCCTGGCTCGTTCCCGAGGCCAACGAGAACGGGCTGTCCGTCATCGAGCGGCTTTGTCAGATCTACCCGGTGACGATGATCTACAGGCGCAAGCCGACGCCGGACCGGCGTGATTCTCCGAAGCTCGACGAGCTCGGCTGGTGGACCGACACGCGCAGCCGGCCGCACTTAGTAGCCACGCTCGAAGGCGCTTTGCGCGAGGGTTCGGTGATCGTGCGAAAGGCGCGGACACTACAAGAGTGCCGGACGTTCGTCTACAAGGAGAACGGCCGCACCGAGCACCAGGACGGTTGCCACGATGACGAGGTGATTAGCCTGGGGCTGGCTGTCATCGGCATGACGACGGCGCCGCGCAACGAAGTTCGCGTCGGCGCTCACAGGCTTCCGAACACGCCGACGGCGTTTCGCTATGGCCGTAACGGGTTTCGCCCGGTTGGTTTGGATGAGGACGATTGATGCAACTTAAACTTCACGACGCCGAAGTGCGCCGCATTGGCCAACTGGTCGAGGAGCAGTATCGCAGCGCGCAGGGCGAACACTCGCGGCGCATGGACAGATTTCGGCGCTACTACCGGCGCTGGCGTAATCTCCAAGATCCGCCGAAGGCTGGAGACGAGAGCGAGTCGAACTACGAAGTGCCGATGCTCGAATGGCAGGTGTTCTCGGCGTGGGCCGATCTATTGCACGGCTGGCTGGGCAAGGGCGCCGAAGTCGTTGCCGAACCAACAGCGCCGTACGACCAGAAGATCGTAGGCAAGGTCTCACGCATGATGACCTGGCGGTGCTTCTCGTCGATGAAGATGACGCGGCCCGCGGCAATCGCGACGTTTCGTGCGATTGTCTTTGGCCGGACTCACATCTATATGCCGTGGGAACAAGAGATTGGTAAGCGCGGCGAGATCTGGTACGACGGGCCGAAGTACATTCCGCTCTGGCCGGACGACTTTATCGTTCCAGCCGAGGACGCGTCGTGTCTGCACGACTTCTCGTGGGTGATTCACAAGGAGCGGTTGACGCCGCAGCAGTTGCTCGACGGCGAGCGATCCGGGAAGTACTTCGGCATCGAGGCCGACTTCGAGAACATCCTAAAGTCGTCGATGGCAGAGCGCCAGATCGAAGGAGACGAGATAAAGTTAGAAAAAGACGAAGCCGAGGGCGTCACGCAGGACTTCGGCGAGTCGTCGGCGAAAGCGATTACCGTGCTGCATTGGTACGGCCGCCGGCGGCTACCGAAGGGCAAGAAGGACGTCGACGAATACTCGATCAAGGGCCGCGATCTCGATGAATCCGAGATCGTCTGCCACTACGCGCTTGAGCTCAACCGCTGCATCGGCGTGCAGTCGCTTGACGATCTCTATCCGAAGGCGCGGTACAAACGCCCGTTCGGCGAGATCGCGCTGAACGAAGACGGTTCGTATTGGTGCAAAGGCTTTGGCGAGATGCTGGAGAGCGCCAACGAGGAGCTGACGGCGAACCACAACTTGTTCACCGAAGCCGGTGAATTCTCAGTTGCGCCCGTGATCTTCGCCGCGCCGTCGGCTGGGCTGAATTCGAAGTCGTACAAGTATCAGCCGCGGACGGTGATTCCGGCGGAGAATCCGGACAAGATCAAAGTCGTCAACTTCTCGGCGGATATGAACTACTCGATCACCAAAGAGCATGCGATGCTTTCGTACGTTGAGCGGCTGACGGGACGCAGCGACCAGGCGCTTGGGCGATCGAGTGACCGGCCCAACGCGCCGCGCACCGCGAGCGGCCAAGTGTTGCTCGCCGAGTTTGCCAACTTACGGGCGTTCCTCGACTCGATGTTCTTCCAGTCGCACTTGGAAAACCACATCGCGCACCTATGGACACTCGAACAGCAGTTCGCGCCGAAGGACTTGTTTTTCCGTGTGACCGAGGAAGACGCGCCCGGCTCGAATCACGGCTGGATGAGCATGGACGGCGCCGCTTACGAGCAGAACTTCGACTTCACGTTGAAGTTCGCGCCGTCGCCGTGGATGAAGCAGGCGCAGGAACAAAAGCAGTTGCAACTCTACGGGATCGACATGCAAAACCCGCTGATCGTGCAGAATCCAACGGCTCTGTGGAGCGTGACGAACGCCATACACAAGGCTCTCGGCGACGACAACTTCGCAGACGTTGTGCCGCCGCCACCGGATAACGGAAACCCGATGGATCCGAAAACGGAATGGGCAATGATGCAGCAGGGCGATTTGCCGGAGATCCATCCGATGGACAACGACGAGCTGCATCTGGCCGACCACATGCGGCGGTTCCAGATGGCGCAGCAGTCGCAGAACACCTCGCCGATGCTCCTGCAGGTCGCGCAGGCACATATGCAAGATCACGTTCGGCAGCGGCAGCAGAAAGCGCTGATGCAGTCGATGATGTCGAGCCTGGTCAACTCCGTCGCGGCGGCCGGTGCGATGCCCCAGACTCCGCCGGCGGGATCGATCGAGGGCCAGACCGCGGCGGCCGCTGAACAACCGGCGTCGATCTACTCGCAGGCCAAGCACGTCGCATCGGAGATTTGATCATGGACAAAATCGATATCGACCAGTTGATGGCGACGGTAAACTCGCCAGGGTACGCTTTTATTCGGAAGCGGCAGCAGGACATTTTCGCGTCCAAGATTCGTGAGCTGCGCAACGGCGACAATGTTGAGCGGTTACGCGGATTCTTAGACGGTGTTGAGCGTTGTATGGAAATTCCAGAGGTCTTACGCAAGGAGGCGGAAGGCCGATGAGCGTAATCGTCATAGGAGTCCGCTGCCACTACTGCTCGCAGTACAGGCCGCCGCGCGACGTGCAGAGCATAGGCACCGGCGGCGCGAAGATCTGTTTGCACTGCTTGGAGTGGCATCAAAAAGCGCTGATGGCGATCTCCGGGAATCCGCCGCCCGGGTGCCAGACCTGCGGGGTGACGTTTAAGCATCTGAAAGAGTTTGACGGGGCCGGGAATCTCAGGATGTACGTTGTGCAGAAAGACGGGATCTACCAAGTCATCTGCGAAACCTGCAACGAGAAGTATCTGCCACTGCGGCGGGATCTCTTCCGAGACACGCTGTTTGGCCGGCAAAAAGGACTGAATTAATGGCTGTTGAAAACATTCAAGAATTGAACCTTGAGGAAATGTCGGAGGAGATTGGCGCGCCGACAACCGAGCCACAGCCGCAGCCTGATCCAGCAAAAGCCGCCACCAAAGAAGCATCGGGTGACACCGTTTCGAAGAAAGATCTCGACGCGGCCCTCAGCCGTATCCGAGAGCTGGAAGGCGAAAACAAGTTCTGGGCCGCCAAGGCAAAAGGCGCTTCCGATCCGAAACCGCAGCCGCAGCCGCAATTGAAAGATCCGGAGCCGGACGATCTCGACAAGTTCTTTGCTGACGCCGGTCTGGATGAAGGTACCGCGGCGCAGCTCCTCGACGAGATCGGGGAGAAGGGCGTGGCGGCGCTCCAGAAGCGCGGCGTGGTGACCAAGTCCCAGTTGAAGGGCGTGCTGTCGGCAATGGAAGCGCGTCTCGCTAAGAAGGCCGAGAACATCGCCACATCGCGCGTCGAAAGCGCTCGCAGCGAACTGAACGCCGAGGCGAAGTTACTCCACGACTATCCGGATCTCCGGGACGAGTCGTCTGACTTTGCGAAAGCGGCGGCGAAAGAGTTTGCCGCGATGGTCGCCGAAGACCCGGCGCTGAACAACTACAGCGGTCTCCGCCTGGCCGCGAAGATCGTGACGGCGCAACAGGCTTCGTCGCCATCTTCCGGAACGGGTAGCCTTCTCTCCCGTGCCCATCGGATCGCAGCTCAGAGTCCGACGCGCGGTTCCAAGCAGGCAGCCTCTTTCGAAGGGGATGAAGAGATCGAGTTCGGCAACGACGACCGCGCTTTGCTCGCCTTTTCGGCCCGCTATGGCGTCACTGAGAAGCAGATCCGCGATGCCAAACGAGGAGCGACGAGTTTTGCCTAAGACCAACAAATCCGCCGGCGGGATCGGCCATTCCAAACAGTTTAACGCTCCGGTTGGATCGTTCGAAGACCTTCCAGAGTTTCGTGTTGCTGGCGTACCGCTCTCGGATCACCCGATGAAGCACGCGATCCCAGCCCGTTTCACCGACGAGGGGATGGCCGCGCACGACGAAAAACCGAAAGCGTTCACGCAGGTGCTCAGCGATTCGTTCGACAAAAAGCTCCATCAACGGAAGGACTTCCTGAAAACGGAGATGGAACCGTGGGAAGCTCCCGACGCACGGAAAGAACTTGCCGATCAACATCTGCCAGCCGGACATGTAGGGCGATTCCTTTCGGACACCGTCGTTACGCAACACGGCATGCGCGGCTGGAAGCCAGTCATCACCGCAGATGGCTCCACGGTAAAACTCGGCAACATGACGCTTGGCTCCATGCCCAAGGACGTTGCCGAGCGACGCAACAAAGCAATGCAACGGCGTTCCAAAGACGCCATCGACACGATCTACAACCACCAGGTCGAACAACTCACCAAGGATACTCGTGACGCAGGAATGCGCATGGCTGACGGTGAAGACGGTTTCGTTCGGACACAAGAATCCACCCTGGGTTAACACCACACACCAGGAGTATTTATGCCCAACACCGATAATCCGCATGGCCTGCGTCCGCTGATGCGAACGCTGGCCGGTGGACTCGCCACGATCGAACCGTTTACCAAAGCCGCCAGCTATGGCACCGCGTTGTTCATGTGGGACGCCGTGGCCCGAGCCGCCGACGGAACGATCGACAAAGCCATCACGCCCGGTACAACCGCGTACTCCGGCGTCAACCTCAACTACGGCGCCGTATCGACACTGACCGATCACCTAGTCGTGACGAGTCCGGATGCGCTGTTCGAAGCACAAGACAACAACGACACCGACGGTCTCGCTGAAGCCGATATGGGATTGAACTGCAATATCGAGCTCAACGCCGGTAGCGCACTGTCTCAAATTTCAGGCCACGAGCTCGACGAGTCGACAGCTGCGACAACCAGTTCTCTCGACGTCAAACTTCTTCGCAAGTGGGATGTTCCCAACAACGCATACGGATCGTTTGCGCGTATCGAGATCGTTTTCAACAAGCATCGCATGGCGCCGGCGACGGCAGGCGTGTAACGGACAGGAGACAGAGGACATACCATGATTATTCGCGGCGGTTTTTCCCATTTCTACCTGACCACCATGCTTCCCCAGTTGAACTCGGTGGTTGTCAACCAGTACAAACAATACCCTTCGCAGATCAAGCGAGTGTTCCGGGTCGAAAAGAGCGCTCGTTCCATCGAACAGTTCTCTGAGATCTCCGGCGTGGGTCTGTTCCGGTCGATCGGCGAAGGCGAGGCTGTGAAGCCCGACACGCCGGTGCAAGGGTTCCCCAAGACCTTCACGCACACCCGTTTCGGCCTTGCCATCCAGACCTCGCAAGACGCCGTGGAAGACGACAAGATCGGCCTGGTCATGAAGACACACGCCGATCTGGCGCGCTCCATGCAGGAGACGCGCGAGATCGATGCGGCTTCGACGTTTAACAATGCCTTCAGCGGTTCGTATCTCGGGCCGGATGGCAAGTCGTTGTGCGCAACCGACCACCCGCTCGTCAAGAGTGGTGGCGTGCAGTCGAACAAGGCGGCGATTTCCGCCGATCTCGACGTTGTCGCTTTGCAGTACGGCTTGACGGATTTCGAGACGATGCTCGATTCGGCCGGTCGGAAGATCAACGTGCCGGCCAAGAGTTTGCTTGTCGCTCCGCAGTACCGCTGGGTGGCGTTCGAAATCACCAAGAGCGGTATGCGGCCGGACACGGCAAACAACGCCATCAACGCGTTCAAATACGCGAAGGACGGCATGCCGGAGCCGATGGTGTGGCCGTATCTGGACGATCCGGATGCGTGGTTCCTGTGCGCTTCGCCAGAGGACACCGGGCTGATCTGGTTCGACCGCCGGATGCCTTACACCAAGATCTGGCTCGACGATCCGACCGAAACCGGCAACTACGCCCTGCGCTACAAGAAAGCGCACGGCTGGTACCAATTCCGTGGCATCTGGGGCAACCCAGGCGCCTAGCCCGAAGCCAAAGCCCTCGGGGCGGTCTCTGGCCGCCCCCTTTTTTCCAAGGAGATCGATATGGCATTAATTCAAGAGCCACGGCTAGGCGGTGGACCGAATGGCGGTTTGATTGTTCCGTTGTACGAAATGAAAGAGTTTCGGCTGGACGGTGCGGCACCAGCAACATCGGGCAATCACGGCACGGTGTTCTTCGTGGCCAACGACGCGTACGAGGTGGTCAGTGTGCGCGAGCGTCACGCCACGGCAGGTAACGACGCCGGCGCGGTGACGACGATGCTGAAGAAAGTTCCCAGCGGGACCGCCGCCGGATCCGGTACGGACATGCTGGCCTCCGGTATCAACCTGAAGGCCACGGCCAACACGAACCAATCGGGCACTCTGCACGCGACGCAGGCCAACTATCAACTCGCAGCCGGAGACGGATTGGCGTGCGTGCTTACCGGCACGCCGACGACGTTGGCCGGCATGGTGGTCGAGGTTGTACTCAAGAGAATCTAATGGGGAGCATCAACCGACAAGCCACAGTGACGATCGCCAACGGACAGAGCCTTTCGGCGGCGTTCTGCGTTGGGCAGGGCGTACCGCTATCGGTCCAGATGCCCGCGGCCTTCACCGGGACGGCGTTGACATTTCAGGGATCCGGCGATAACACGACCTATCAGAACCTCTATGACGACGCCGGGAACGAGTTGAGCGTCGTTGTAGCGGCAAGTCGCAACGTGAAGTTGCCAGCGTCCGATTTGGCCGGGTATCCGTTTCTGAAGATCCGGAGCGGGACGGCGGGCACGCCGACGACCGAGGGAGCCGATCGAACGCTGCTGGTCAACAACCGCGTCGAATCGTACACGTAAGGAGAGAGATGGTCCAGTTTCGGCTCACGATCGATTCCTCGAACTGGACCGATATTCCGGTCCCATCTTCGCCTACGGGCGGATTCAAAAAGATCGTCGTCGCTAACCGTGTGAACGGCGCAAACGACGCGTATTTGCGGACAAATAAGCTCGATCCAGTCACCGAGTCGGATGTGCCGGCGGGTACGGACGATCCGCTTACCAGATCGGACGACATGCGGCGGCGCTGGAATCCCGGCGATGTGCCCGGATCGCTCAAGTCAGTTACGGGAAGCTTCGACGTCATCATCAGGTGCTACCAATGAGAGTTCGAATTATTGGCGATTGCGAAACCGCGAGAGACATCCGATCCAGCTTTGGGCGGACCGACATCGTCGTGAGCGAGATCGGCGCCGACTACATCGTCCGTGTTAACGAGGGCGATGTAGAGCAGATCGAGTTGAACGGCATAGACTGCGAGATTGAACGGCGTGTAGCCAATTGCCTGGAGAAGGTGGCTAAATGCAATCCGCTGCTCGACCGGCTCGGCGACATTCGCACCGATAACGAGCTGGGTGTGCTGATCCCCAGGGAGTGGGGCGCGGATCGAAAGCGCAACGTGCGCGATGCCATCTGCAGGGCGATGCAGCAGATGGCGATGCCGAATCCGCCGAAACTGCCAGACCCAAAACCGGAACCGCCGCGGCCGTGGTGGAAAGTATGGGGCTGAGGCTCGCGATTCTGCTGGCGGTGGCTCCATTGTGGGGGCAGATTACATCGCCGTGGATTCGACCTCAAGCGTACAAGATCGCGAGCACGCCATTCTTACCGACGGCTGGCGTGTCGAACCGCATAGCGTTCGTGACGGACTGCGAGAGTTCGTCGGCCTGCGCGATTGGCGGCGGATCGACGGTTTGGCTGTTTCGGGATAGCGGCCTGGCGTGGGCCGCGGCGCATCCTGTTGGAGGCGGCGGCGGGGGACTGGCCGATCCTGGGGCAAATGGCATGCTCGCGCGGACTGCGCTCAACACGACCGTCGCGCGGACGCTGACGGCGGGATCGGCGAAGGTGTCGATCACGAATGGAACCGGCGTATCAGGGAATCCGACCATCGACGTGACCGAGGCGAATTTGACGCTATCTGCGCTCGGCGGGGCGGTGACGGATGCGCAGGTGCCGAACAACATCACCGTGGATTTGGCGGCCGCCGCAAGCGCGCTTGCAGCCAATCCAGCCGACTGCTCGGCCAACCAATTTGCGATTGCGATCGCCGCCAACGGGAATCTGACGTGCGCTGTGATCGCCGACGCCGATATTCCGGCGGCGATCGCACGGGACTCTGAAGTTGCGGCGTCGTACCAGCCGCTCGATGCCGACCTGACGACGATTGCCGGTTTGGCCAAGACCGACGACAACGTGATGGTGGCCAACGGCAGCACTTGGGAACTCAAGGCGCTGCCGGACTGTTCGAATGCCACGACTTCAAAGCTGCTCTACAACATTACGACGAACGCCTTTTCGTGCGGTACGGACCAGACGAGCGCGGGCGGCGGGAT